CCTTCCTACGAAGAAATATCGTTTTATGATCGTAACTAAATTATTATGTTGTAAAGTAAAAGGGGTTTAAAAATGCCACGTCGTGCATTTCCTGCGGATTATCATGTATTGAGCGGTAACCCGAACAGGTTAACAAAAGCCGAAATCGAAGCGCGTAAAAAATCAGAGATTCACCTTGGCGATCAAAATTTTAAAATGCCAGCGACTGTGCGTAAAAATAAGCATGCGGCAAAAAAGTGGAAAGGGTTAATCAAGCTATACAAAGATTATGAAATTGAATTTGTGTCAACTTCGGACACTTCAATCATTGAGCGGTATTGTTTAACCTATGCTGCGTACATGCAGCTAATTGAAACTGCGCAGGAAATTGATTCGCGCGAAGATTTGACACTTGAAGAAAAAATGCTGAAACGTAAATACTTAAACATAGATTATGATATACGAAAAACCGCGGCTATGCTCACACCGCTTGAAGATAGATTATTTTTAAACCCACTCGCTAAGATAAAAAACGTTACTAAGCGCATCCCTGAGAAAGATCAGAAGAAAGATCCCCTTAGTAAATTAGGCTTTGGACATGTATAATTATGCGTTTACTCGATGAGCTTCAATTTTATTCGGATGATGTTATTTCTGGTAAGGTGATAGCTTGTAAAAAACATATATGGGCGTGCATGCGTTTTCTCAATGATCTGGATCGATCCCGCAGACACGATCCAGATTTCCCTTATATCTTTGATTCAGAACGTGCGGGCGAGAACCCAGAAGAAAAAGGAAGCGGCGGTTTTCTTAACTGGATGCGTTTATTTGTTCATAGGAAAGGTCCTTTACGGAATCAAAAAATAGAACCAGATATTATCCAGAAATTTATATTCGGTAATGTGTACGGCTGGTATGACGTGGAAACAGATTTACGGCGGTTTACTAAAATGTACTGGCAAGTTGCACGTAAAAACGCAAAATCGCAATCGTTGTCGTGCGTAGGTTCGTATGAAACAATGGCGTTTCTCCCGAAAGATGAAATTTCGGAAGTTTACTGTGTAGCAACTAAAGCGGATCAGGCGAAAATCGTGCTTAAAGGTGCAAAGCAGATGCTGGACAAATGCGATATTCTATCAGGTAAATGGAAATTTTCAAGAGAAAAGATAATCCACATAAAAACCGATTCCGAAATGAAAGCCTTGTCTGATGAAGACCGGCGAAATGGCGATGGTTTAAATCCACAATGCGGTATTATTGACGAATACCATGCTCATGAAACTACGGAGGCGTATGACGTTATCGATTCGGGCATGGGTATGAGAGAGCAACCTTTACTTTGTATCATAACTACGGCCGGATTTTTCCTTTTACACCCGTGCTATTCTATTGAGTACGCGTTGGTTTCTAAAATTTTAAATCCAGACATCCCTTTTGATATACCTTCATATTTCGCTATGGTCAATGAGCTTGATAAAAATGAAAGTTCAGAAACAATAAACGTTAACGGGCGTAAAGTCCCACCTGGTGGAATTATAGATGATATTTTTGATGAAAAATGTTGGGTTAAAGCTAACCCGATCGTATGTTCTAACGAGGTTGGCTTACGATATTTACGTAAAAAAGTTCAGGAAGCTAAGGCCGCTCCTGAAAAGATGCGCAATGTTTTAACTAAACATTTTAATATCTGGGTTAACAATAGGCATCAGGGTTATATGGATATGGCGGCGTGGGCTGTATGTGGTGTTTTTGATGCGGACCAGTTACCGGATACGCAAAAAATGCGACCGGTAGCTGGTTTTGATATGTCATCTACGATTGATTTAACATCGGTAGGTTTTATTTTCGATATTGACGAACTGTACTATATCAGATCCCACTCGTTTATGCCAGAGGAGCGTGTTAAAGAAAGGGAAGATAAAGACAGTATGCCGTATAGTTTATGGGTGGAACAAGGATGGATTACGTTAACACCTGGGGCGGAAGTCAACTACCATACAGTTTTGGACTGGACAATAGAGGAGTATAAAAAAAATAACTGGTTAAAGGGTGAAGCATGTTTTGACCGCCATCTGGCTACATGGCTCGAACACGAACTCGATAAAAAGAAATTCACACCTATAGACATACCTCAATCGTATACAGGGCTATCATTAGCTACTAAAGAATTTAGGGCTAAGGTGTTAAATCGGCGTATTATGCACTGCAATGACCCTGTGTTAACGATGGCGATGGCTAATGCGGTTACACGTAAAGGGCCTTCTGAAAATATCATGCTTGATAAAGCTGCATCCAAATTACGTATAGACCCCGCGGCGGCTATGATTAATGCATTCGTTAGGGTAATAGCTAATGAAAAGCCTAAAAGAAAGCGCGGTCGTATCGCTATTTTATGAATATCAGGTACAGGTGGTTGACAATACGTTATTTTAATTGTATAATATATAAGGTTGTATTTTTAACCCGGATAAGGTATGCGCAAAACTGACGGAAAAGAAAAAGAATTTTTGTTTGCTGATATAATGATAGTTGTGGGCTTCCTTTGTTTGTGTTCTGGCGTGCTCCTCCTAAGTAGACCGGCGGCGTTTATTGTCGCTGGTCTATTACTTTTATACGCCTTTTATTATAGGCGGTTTTGTAAATGAGCTTATTGAGCAGATCTTTAGAGAGTATTAGTTTACGGAATCCACCTAAAACTTTAAAAAGTTTATTTGCGTCTCGAACTCACGCGGGCGTAGATGTGAATGAAAATAAAGCTTTAGGATTGACAACAGTATTCGCATGTATAAGAATAATATCGCAAAATATAGCATCTTTACCGCTACCGGTTTATAGACGGTTAAAACCTGAAGGTAAAGAAAAAGCTACGGATACAGCAGAATATACTTTACTTCATGATATGGCTAATCCCTTTCAAACTGCAAGAGATTGGCGTTTTCTTACCGCGGTACACCAACATACCTGGGGCCTCGGTATTTCTGAAATTGTAGCTAAAAATGACGGTGGTATAGAGTTATGGCCGATTCCACCTTGGCGAGTATCAACCAGCATGCAAGGCGATGATCTGAACACCTTTCGATATGTTGTTAACGCTGGAACTAAAACTTATAATTTGTTACCACGTCAAGTTGTTGCTTTTCCGTTTTTTTCTACAAGTGTTTTTAATTGGCTATCCCCTATCCGTTTACATAAGGAAACAATCGGGTCGGCATTAGCAGTTCGGGAGTTCGGGGCTAAAACTTTTAGTCAAGGGGTAAACCCGGCGGGTGTTATTTCCGGTGTTGATTTTGGGGATGAAGATAGCGAAGAGAGCTATAAGAAAAAAATACGTGATCAGTATGAGGGTATGAGCAACGCTCATAGAATTATGCTGTTTGAGGATGGTGTTAAATTTGAGCGTATAGGATTACCCCCCGAAGATGCGCAGTATCTGGAAACTCAAAAATTTACGACTACCGAACTGGCGCGTATTTACAACATGCCTTTGCACATGATACAAGAACATGAGGGATCAACTACGTGGGGTAGCGGTTTAGAAGAGTTGGGTCTTGGTTTTATTACGTTTACTTTACGCCCGACGCTGGTACAATGGGAGCAAGAATTAACACATAAAGTTATTTCAGGGGAAAAACGTAAAGATTTATTTGCTGAATTTTTACTTGACGGGCTTTTACGGGGTAAGATAGCGGATAGATATAATGCGTATAAAACCGGTTTTCAAAACGGTTGGTTAAATTTAGATGAAATCAGGGCCATGGAGAATTTGAACCCGATACCCGAAGGTAAAGGTAAAATCCACATGGTGCCGCTTAATATGCAAAACTTAGATTTTGCTACCGAACGTGTGAGAACTAAAAAAGGAGAATAGTATATGCCAAAAGAAATACGTGTGATAAATAGAAACGTCGAATTACGTGCGTCAAAATCGGAAGAGGATACGCAGGAGTATGTTGAAGGAATCGGCATCGTTTATGACACGGAGGTCGAAATCTGGCCGGGTTTTTTCGAGAAAATACGATCTGGTGCCCTGTCAGATTCGTTAAAAGACGGATCGGTCAAGAAAAGTTTTTTCAATCACAACCCTTCTTTTGTTTTATCAACTACAGAAAGCGATCCGGCTTTAGAACTGAAAGATGATTCGGACGGTTTACGTTTTAAATCTCCTATTCCGGATACCACATACGGAAATGATTTGCGGGAGAATCTGAAAAGAAAAAATGTACGCGGAGCCTCGTTTTCTTTTGACGTTGACAAAGAGGGCGAGATCATAACGATTGATGAAAAAGACAACTGGCACCGCGAGATTACTAAAGCCACTTTGTATGAAGTGGGACCGGTTACTAATCCGGCGTATGAAAGCACAGAAGTAAATTTACGTAGTGTAGAAAATATTGTAACAGAAATAAAAAAGCGGAACGCGCCGAAAACAGATACTGCGGCAGAAATCCGCGCTAATAGAGAAAAAGAATTTTTTCTCAGGGATAAAATTATAATTTAACCTTTC